TTCCAATTTGCTCTTTATCATTCGCGATTGAGAATCGCGGACCATAAACCGTTGCGTCCCCGTCAACATTCCACGGGCCGGGAGTGTGTTTTGATTGATTCATTTTGTATGCTTTTGGTTGCTGCGGATAGGTGGCCTACCCTTTCGCTCCACTCTTGCGAATGAAGCGCGGAGGATGGGCCGGATTATTCCCGGTCGATTGATTCTTCGATGAGCGAAACCAGATCATGCGCGGGAATTCCTACCGCCAGAAAAGAGCAGTCCGCCCCTCGCCCGATCTTTCGCATTTCATCGCCATATTCTGACCAGCGTTTGAGAGCTTCAGCAGCAAGGCGTAGGGCTTCGTTTTTTGATGGTTTAATGGTTTTCATTGGATGCGCGGGGAGTGGTTTAGGAATTTACCGCCGGATGGTTCGCGTCCACAACATAGATGTGGAGGTGCGCGGTGCCTTTTGGCGCGCGGTAGTTCGCAAGGGCAACCGGACGCACATAAGACATGTCGCTGCGCGCGCGCACCCATTTTTCGACCTTGTCCAGATCGGAAATCGGCACCGCCCAAGCGCAGCGCGAAACACCGCCAGTCGCACCTCCCCAATAGGACATGGCACGATCTTTGGCCACTACCGCCCAAAGATGGGTTTGCTTTTGTTCCTCGTTTCTATCGTCAATGGTTTTCATGGTTTTTGATGGTTCGGGATTGATTACCCGCCGGAGGCTACGGTTTCCCGTAACCTCGCGCGGATAATCAGGCTAAATTGAAGTGCGCGCGGAAGTCCGAATAATCGTAGCAAAGATCGGTTGCGAAGCGGTAAACGCCGATGTCTTCGGCACCGTCCGCGCGTAGGACCGTCACAAATTGCCACTTTTCGCCATGCATCAGGAACGGATCTTCAAAGGCGCGCGCGCGTAGGAATTCCACAAGTTTCATTCTATTTGATGGGTTAAGGTTAAGGTTTAAAAGGTGCAACAACCGCAGCACGGAGCGTCCTCGCAACGGCCGCGCGCGTTTCTAGTGCCAGTCCAGCCGGATGAAGTGCGGATGCACACAAGTCCAGAGTCTTCTGGCATGCGTCCGGTGCATGCGTTGCAGTCAATGCGCCACGCGCGTCCGCGTTTTGAGACGGTGCCGAGTCCGGCCGGAACGTGTTCATGGCATTGGACGCATTGGCCGGGATAACGGTTTAACATTGGATTGATTGAGTTTTGATTTGATGGATTGAGATTGAAGAGACGCGTCAACCTACCGACGGCCGATAGATTGAAGCGGACCGTCAATTTCCGGCCGTTGTGATTCGTTGCACCCGTTTTGCACCCGTTCCATGCGGTTTGAATCCGACAATGAACCCACGGTTGCCTTTCGCGCATAGGCGGCACTTGTCGCAGGAAAGGCCTTCGACGCGTTGTGCGGGGCAGACAACTACGCGGTTTCCATCAGGTGTCGTGAAACGGTCCGGGCTGTCTTGTGGGACAACGGCCGCAACCGGAAGGCCCAGCTTAGCTAAGGTGTCGGCATGTGAAACGGAGTTTGCTGAAAGGTTCACGACAAAACCGGCCGCGTTTGCTGCGCGCAGAGCTGACAGATTGTCTCCCGTGGGCGGCTTGTGACTATAGGTGAAACCGCGTTTGCCAGCGTTTGCGGCCGATAGTTCGGAAAGAGCGGTTGCGTCAATTGAATCGCCGACACCGGGCAAGTCTCCGGCCTGATTATGCCGCCACAACTGCCCGGACGGGAAGGTGCGGACTTTGGCAAGGAAAGCGGACCAATCGAAACCGCGCTGTCCGCTTGTAACTTTTGACCAGTGCAACGCAAGCGGACCGGAGTCGGCATAACAACCGGATTTCTTAAACGGACAAGCGTCACTGCAAGTGACGGCCGATGATGTTGACACCGGAATGGGGCCGGTTTTCGCGTTGGAAGAGACTAGAGTGAGGTGGACTTTCATGGATTTGATTGATTGAGGTTTAGAATTGAGAGCGGAAGAAAATGAAGAAGAAGGCCCAGCCTGCGATAGCGTAGAGCAAGGCGGAGAATAGGAAGGAAGCGAATTTTTGAAGCGCGGATTTCATTGGTGAGGACAGACTAGGGTAGAGGGTGGAAAGAGTCAAAGAAAAAGTTTGAAAAAGTTTTGAGAGAGAGAAAAAGGCCGGATTTACTGGGGAAAACGAGGGAAAACGACTGGCAACTAGACGGTGTCTAGATCTAGAAATCCGATTCCTTGCGGGATTCCTTGCCAGTCCGTACGGTGTCGGAAATGAGAATGCCGAAGGAAGTCTGGCAAAAAGCCTGTAGCCTGTACCTTGCGGGAATGGAATGGGACGCAATTGCTGACAAATTGAAGGTGAACAAAACGACGCTTTGCAAACGCGCTAGCCTTGAGGGTGTCACGAAAGTTAAGAGGGAAATGAAAGCTGAATTTCCTTCTGAAATTTCTGTAAAGACAGAAAAGAGTCTTGAAGCTCTCTCGGTTCTCGTCCGTTCCAAACTTGCCGCCGATGCCGCTTCAACGCTTGAACGCATAGACAGCTATTCGTTGGATGGAATCAAAGATGAAGCGACTCGGGAAACTATCCTTGGAAGCGTCGCAAAGCGTTCCGCGCTTGTGTTTGGGTGGTCAGAACAGGGGGAGAGTGCCAGCGTTTCAATCAATTTACTCGGTTCTATGCCTGACAGAGTGGAGGAAATCCGAGTCACGAGAGAACCGGAAACGAAGTAAACATAACAGTCATTGTACATGGCTGACAGACTTATGATCAGCATAAGTTTTGCTTATGACAGAAAAGGATTCTTTTTCCTAGGCTTGGCACAGTTTTTGACGTAGGACCTGGTACCCCCTTTGCGGGTGGGCTTCGTTTACGATACCCCCCTCAAAAATTTTCCGACTTTTTGACCATGTTAAACAAAATCAAAATCGGTCAAATTGTCTCTTTAACCGCCGCCGAGAGGAAGTTGGCCCACTTCATCGCCAAGAATCGAAACGGCAGCAATCGCTCGTTCAACGTGACGAATCTGAAGATCAGCTTGGACGACGCTGCGACTGTGGACTTGGAGGGGATGTGCGGTGAGATAGCGTTCTGCAAGCTCTTCAATGTGTATCCCGATCTGGATACCGACCGCGAGCCTCCGCATCCACTTTACGACGCGGTCATCCCGCCTCCGCCGGGATTCCGCATCGATGTCAAAACGACCAAGTACGACACCGGCAAGCTGCTGGTCGATGCGCGCAAAGGTAAAAAGACGGACGGCGTGGATTTCTACGCGCTAATGACCGGAAGTTTCCCAGGTCCGTACACATTCAGAGGCTTCATCGCCAGAGAGCAGATCATCCAGTCACATAAACTTGGCCTACTCTGCGGGTACAAGAGCTACATGGCGGAGCAGTCGGAACTAACGGACGAGATTCCCGATCATCCACTATTCTGATTGACATTGCGGCCATTCATATGCGTCAGTCCGCTCATCGACCCTAAGCAAGGCGGCGGCTTGGTCAGCCATCGCAAAACTGTCTAAGCGGCAATGACGCTCCGCATCGGTGAGGAGGTAGGATAATCATCCACCGTGTGGTGGAATAGATGGCCTACCGATAGATAACGTCGGTTTACATATTTCATCTCATGTCTTGTCCCAATGTCTTTAACGCCTTTGCCGTTGCGACTGAGTCGCTCGCGCAGGACGTTTATAAACGCGCCTCGTACCGTTCGATGTGGCTCAACCTCATTGAGCGCGGCGAGTATCCCCAAGGTACTGGTCTGACCCAGACCTCGTTCACCACCACCTCCATCGAGCCGACTGCGGCTGAGGAGTGGTCTGCTATCACCCTCGCCAGCGGTAATCCCGGCGATAACGGTGGTGCTTGCGATGTCACCTACAATGACGTTCCGGTCGGCTACAACGCTGTCACCTGGGGGCCTGAGCGTTTCGCCCTCAAAGGTCCGCTCCTGTGTAAGGACGATCTGACCTTCGACCATCGCGTCGAGGCGTTCTTGCGCGTGTACTTGGAGAAGCTCTCGATCCGCGCGCAGCGTTCGTGGGAGACTCGATACCAGAACATGTTCGCCAAGTACGCCATCAAGGCGGTGGCCGACTCGTCCTTCACTCAGGTGGAGACGATTCCGAGCGGTGTGAACGAGTTGCCCTGGATTCAGACCGGTTCGGTTGGTCAGGCATTGAATCAGGCTACCTCCGAGCTGACGCAGGAGATGCTCGATGTTGCCGCCGCCACGCTGATCCGCAATGGCGCGACGAATCCTGATAGTTCGGGTTTCATCAGCTTCTCCAGCGACGGCCCGGTGTTTCCGTTGTACATCGGCATGGAGGCTTCCCAGCGCATCGCTCAGAACAACGC